TTATGGTATGCCAATACTTGCAGAAAATAATAAACCAAGATTATTATATCATTTAAAAAGAAGAGGTTATAGAGGATTCTCTATGAACCGTCCTGATAAACTTAGAAATAAATTATCTGTAACAGAAAAAGAATTGGGTGGTATACCTAATTCATCAGAAGATATAAGACAAGCTCACGCTTCTGCAATAGAATCTTATATAGAAACTAATGTAGGAATAACAGATGAGGAGCATGGTAGAATGTATTTTCAAAGAACATTAGAAGATTGGTCTAAGTTTAATATTAATAATAGAACGAAGTTCGACGCTTCTATAAGTAGTGGATTAGCTATAATGGCTTGTCAAAGACATCTATATGCTCCAAGAGCAGAAAGACAAACAAGAAAAATAGATTTTGGATTTTCAAAATATAATAATTCAGGATTAAAAAGTAAAATATTATAGTGAAAATAATAGAACACTTAACAGGATTATGTGGAGAACCACATTTAAATATACAAACTATTTTATTAATAACAATAGTTAGCTATTCAATAAAAAAAATATATAACAAATGGCAGAAGTCACAGGATATGTAACTCAATTTCCCAGCCAATCGGTTGACGATGCAACAAAAGCAAGCAAAGAATACGGACTGGAAGTGGCAAGAGGCATACAAAATGAATGGTTTAGAAAAAGTGCAGGCACAGGCCGGTTTCTTCAAAATCAACGAGAATTTCATAGGCTAAAATTATATGCTAGAGGAGAACAATCAATACAAAAATATAAAGATGAATTTTCTATAAATGGTGATTTATCATATTTAAATCTTGATTGGAAACCTGTACCTATAATACCTAAGTTTGTTGATATAGTTGTAAATGGCATGCAAGATAGATTGTTTTCAATCAAAGCATTTGCACAAGATCCAACATCAACTAAAGAAAGAACTAATTTTGTAGAAGGAGTACAAGAAGATATTTTAGCAAAAGAATTTATTAGCGAAATAGAACAAAAATTAGGTATAGATGTTGCAAATGTAAAAGGAGATGATATTCCTCAATCAAAAGAGGAACTAGAACTATATATGCAAATAGGCTATAAACCTTCTATTGAGATTGCACATGAACAAGCTATTGACAATGTATTTAAACGAAATAGTTATCACGAATTAAAAAAACGATTAGATTATGACCAAACTGTCTTGGGTATATCTTGTGCTAAGCATACTTTTAATAATACTGACGGTATTAAACTCGAATACGTAGATCCTGCTAATTTAATATATTCTTATACAGAAGATCCTAATTTTCAAGATGTATATTATTTTGGTGAAATAAAACAAATAAAATCTAACGAACTTAAAAAACAGTTTCCTAGTTTATCAGACGAAGAGTTTGAAGATTGTGTAAAAAGATCTGGTAAGATTAATCAGTATGATTATACAAATAACGATTCAAATGATTCTTATGATTCTAATACATTAACTGTAATGTATTTTAATTGGAAAACGTGGGAACAAAGTGTTTTTAAAGTAAAAGAAACATCTTCTGGTGGTAAAAAAGCAATTAAAAAAGATGACAAATTTAATCCACCTAAAGATCAAAGAACAAGATTTGAAAAAGTAGCACAAGCAAGAGAGGTTGTTTATGAAGGAATGATGGTTTTAGGTGCTAATAAGCTTTTAAAATGGGAAAAAGCTAAAAACATGGTGCGTCCTGATTCTAACGTAAATAAAGTTATGATGAATTATGTTGTAACTGCACCGCGTTTTTATAAAGGTAAAATTGAAAGTTTAGTTAGTAGAATGATAACCTATGCTGATCTTATTCAATTAACACATTTAAAACTACAACAAGTAATACAAAGAATGACACCATCTGGTGTATTTGTAGATGCGGATGGATTATCTGAAATAGATTTAGGTAATGGCACAAACTATAATCCACAAGAAGCATTAAATTTATATTTTCAAACAGGATCAATTATAGGTAGATCTACAAATGTAGAAGGAGATCCTAATCCAGGTAGATTACCAATACAAGAATTACCCGGGGGTGGTGGCCAACAATCAAATCTTTTAATACAAGCATATAATTATTATTTAAATATGATAAGAGATGTGACTGGATTAAATGAAGCAAGAGATGGTTCTGATCCAGATCCAAATGCTTTAGTTGGTGTACAAAAATTAGCAGCAGCAAATTCTAATACTGCAACAAGGCATATATTGCATAGTTCTTTATATTTAACAATTTCTTTAGCAGAAGCAATATCTATTAGAATAAAAGATGTATTAGAGTTTCATCCACAAAGAGATGCTTTTATAACTAGTATAGGTAGATTTAGTGTTGGAGCTTTAAAAGAAGTTGGGAGTTTACATTTGCATGACTTTGGTATCTTTTTAGAATTAGATCCTGATGCAGATGAAAAACAATTAGTTGAAAACAATATACAAGCTGCTTTATCAAGAGATCAAATATATTTAGAAGATGTAATTGATATTAGACAAATAAAAAATATAAAATTAGCTAATCAATTATTAAAATATAAAAGAGCTAAAAAAGCAAAACAAGATCAAGAAAGAGCACAACAAAATATTCAAGCTCAATCACAAGCTAATGCACAAGCTGCACAAGCTGCTGAATTAGCAAAATCGCAAGCAGAAAGCATTAAAGCAGAAGCTAAAATAAAATTAGCACAAGCACAGAAAAACTTTGATATTGAAAAATTAGAAAGAGAAGCTCAAATTAAAAAGGAGCTTATGCTTGAAGAATTTAAAATGAATATGAAGTTAAAGGATGCTGAACTTAATACTAAAAAAGAAATTGCTGGCACTAAAACACAGCAAACACAAAAACCAAAAGAATTTGAATCTAGTGGCAATGATGTTTTAGGAGGTATAGATCTAAGCAGATTTGAACCTAGATAATTTTAAACTATTATATATTATTTAATTATGGAAAAATGGAAAGTTAAAGGGATCGTTACGGACGAACCAAAATCTAAACAACAAACAGAACAAGCTGTTTTAGATAAAGCTGTAGAAAAAGGTGAAATTGAACCAGAAGCTGCAGGTAAAAAAGATAACGATGTTATAAAAGTAGATTTAGATAAATTAAAAAATCAAGAAAAAGATGCCGTTCAAAAGCAAAGCACAAATGAGGTATCTGTACGCGACGGATCCGAAACTAGCAAAGAAGTTCAAAAGGAAAACAAAGAGGAAGTTAAAAAACCTGCCGGAGAAAATAAACAAGAAGAAAAAAATAAAAGTAACGAAGAAAAACAAGGGGAAGAAATAAACTCACCTATTGAGCTTATACAAGAAGAAGAAAATAAACAGCCAGAAAAAGTTGATAATCAACCTAAGATTGATCAGCGATCGGCTGAAGTAAATAAAAAACCTGAACCACAACCTGAAATAAATTTACCAGAAAACATTGAAAAACTTGTAAAATTTATGGATGAAACCGGTGGTTCAATTGAAGATTATGTTGATCTTAATAAGGATGTATCTAATTTTTCAGATGCGGAATTATTAAGACAATATTATACAAAATCTAAACCTTGGGATCAAAAAGAAATTACAGAATACATGGAAGATAATTTTTCATATTCTGAAGAAGAAGATGATCCTAGAGATATAAGAAGTAAGCAAAGAGCTTACAAAGAAGAAATTTATAATGCTAAAAAGTTTTTTGATACTAATAAAGAAAAATACTATGCGGATCTTAAGTTAAGACGTAAACAAGAAATTCCACAAGAGTATACAGAAGCTTATCAGAATTATAACAATTTAAAACAAGAACAAGAAAAATCACAACAACTTACACAGCTATTTTTAGAAAAAACTGATTCTGTTTTTGGTGATAACTTTAAAGGATTTGATTTCCAAGTTGGAAATAATAAATATAGATATAAAGTTAATAATGTTGCTGAAACAAAAAGAGTTCAATCTAACATTTCAGAATTTGTTAATAATTATTTAAATGACAAAGGTGAAATGGAAAATGCTACAGGTTACCATAAAGCTTTATTTGCTGCAAGAAATGCAGATAAATTAGCTGAGCATTTTTATCAGCAAGGCCGTGCCGATGCTTTACGTGAAAATGCTAGAGAAGCTAAAAATATTGATATGGAACCAAGAAAAGAAGGCTTTATAGAAACTAAAGCTGGACAAAAATTTAGAGTTGTTACGGGTGATTCAAGTTCAAAACTTAGAGTTAAACTTAAACAATAAAAATTTATAAAAAATGGGAAGTGTTTCACAAGGAATAGAACATTTAACACCTTCGCCTAGCAAAGGACAACTATTCCAAGGTAATTATATTACCAATTTTGATTTTACAAACCAGTTTTTACCTGATGTTTATGAAAAGCAAGCTGAAATTTATGGAAACAGATCTATTGGTGGTTTCTTAAAATTAGTATCTGCAGAGATGCCTTCAGCTTCTGATGAAATAAGATGGGTAGAACAG